ACCACCAATACAACTTGAAAGAGACCGCAGAGAGATTGCGCGTCTCTATTTGCGTGGAGAGTTACAGTCTGAGATAGGGGATAAGTTAGGACTATCACAGCAAACGATAAGCAACGACCTAAAAGTCATCCAAGAGCAATGGAAGGTTGACCGCGTTGACGATATAAACGAGCGAAAGAATATAGAACTTGCGAAGATTGACGCGCTCGAGATAGAGTATTGGTCTGCATGGATTGAAAGCCTGAAAGATGAGCAAACGAAAAAGGCTATCAAGGCTGGAGATAAAGAAATCAGGCAAGAAATGATAGTGAAGGGGCAAAGCGGAAACCCTGCTTTTCTTCGTGGTATTGAGTGGTGCATCAATAAGCGTTGTGATTTGCTGGGGTTGGATGCGCCTAAAAAGTTAGAAAACATGAATTATGACATGAGCATATTACCGGACGAATATCTTGACCGTATAGCTGGTGGGGAAGATGTTGGTAAAGTATTCGCTGAGTTTTTCGGCTCTTTAGCTGATAAGGTGATCGGTTCGGATGAGTAATGCCGTTATGCAAGCAAAGGCTGTCAAGGAAAGACGAAAGCGGGACAGAAGCGGGGTAAAAAGAACGAGTGTGTACATCAAGGAAAGAGACGCTTATTTTACTAAGGATATAATAAACGAGATTTATTTTCCTCATCTCGAAAATATGACCCGCACGCAAATTTTTTATGGCGGGTCTTCTTCTGGAAAGTCTGTATTTTTAGCGCAAAGAGCGGTATATGACCTCCTGACCGGAGGAAGAAATTATCTCGCATGTAGACATATTGGCGGGTCATTGGCCGATTCTGTTTTCAAAGAAATAAAAAAAGTTATCATTGACGGAAATCTTACTCACCTATTTCAGAAACTACCAAAAACTCTAGGAACCATTACTTGTACAAACGGGTATCAGGCAGTTTTTAAGGGATTGGACGATGCGGAAAAAGTAAAGTCGATTACCCCGATGGTTGGTGTATTTACCGACATCTGGATTGAAGAAGCTACAGAAACAAGTCGAAATACAATCAAAGCTCTCTATAAGCGTCAACGTGGTGGTGATCCAGAAACAAAGAAGCGCCTAACACTCTCTTTTAATCCTATCCTGCAAGACCACTGGATTTACTCAGAGCATTTTCAACCAAACGCATGGATAGATAAGCAAACCATATTTGATGGAGAAAATGTTTTTATTATCAAGTCCACTTATAAAGATAATCTCTTTCTTACCCCTGAAGATATTGAGGACTTGGAGAACGAAGAGGACAAGTATTTTTACGAGGTCTATACTCTAGGAAATTGGGGCGTACTCGGTAACGTCATTTTTAAAAACTACGAATTGCGCGATCTGTCAGGCATGAGAGACCAATTCACAGAACTACGTTTCGGTCTTGATTTCGGTTTTGCTGACGATGAGGCAGCCTTGTGGGCTTCTCATATAGACACCAAGAAAAAAGAAATCTACATCTTCGCAGAGGTTTACGAACTTGGTCTAACAAATCCAGAACTCGCAGACAAGATACGCGCTATAGTCGGTCATCATAGGGTTGTCTGTGATAGTGCAGAGCCTAAATCCATCAAGGAATTACGGGACAACAGAATCAATGCGGTTGGAGCAAAGAAGGGGCAAGGAAGCGTTAATTTTGGTATCCAATGGATGCAACAGCATAAACTTATATTTGACCTTAGCTGTATTAACGGTCATAATGAGGTAAGACAATATAAATGGAAAGAGGGACGGGACGGAAAACCGGTTACCCCCCCAACGCCTGTTGGCAAAAACGATCACCTTATTGCAGCGGGTCGTTATGCACACGAGGAAGATAGCTATCTGGTTAAATCAGGTTTTGCCAGAGTAAGAAATTAGGAGAAATAATTATGGAAATGTTAACGAGTTTATCATTCTTGGATAAAGGGGAGGAGTGGCCGCCACATAGCCAAACAGAGCGATTGAAAAAGTACGCAGACAATCGGAAGCGATTTAAAAACAAACTAGGCTTTGACCGCAAAAAATACAACCATATTATTAGTTTGGTTGGCAATAAATTTCGAGTAATTGATTATAAGTTCTTAGTGAATTTCTATAAAAAAGTATCGCTGAAAACTTCCGACCTTTTATTTGTTGAACCTCCTACAATTAGCGCAGGGGATGACGAAACAAAGAATACAGTAATTGAGCAGATCAAAGACTTAAGCGATCTTGATAACATCGGGGCGCAGGCAGCCATAGATGCATCGAGGTATGGGGATGCCCTTCTAACTATTAGGATACCAAGTGCAGATGATGAGGAAACCCAAGCGCAAGCGTATATCGGTATCACCTCCCCCTTGTTTTGGTTCCCTGTTACCAGCCCCATGAACCTGAAAGAAATCACGCAGCACGTTATCGCTTGGACTTCCACCGAGACCATTATAGAGAACGGGAAAGAGAAAGAAGTCACATATTTGGATTATCAAATCCATTACAAAGGGCATTACGAGCGCGGGAGAAAGTACGTTGAAAAAGGCACTATCGGAGATGCAATTTTTGTCGGGCAACCTGTGGAGGTAGAAGACGAGGAGGGCGTTATCGGAAAGCAAGTCTCGGAGCTTGAAAGAGTAGACACAGGGCTTTCGAGTTTTGCCATTATTCCAGCCCAAAATGTGGTGACAAGCGATACCATTTTTGCCATTGACGATTACGATGATTTCGCAAGCCTAGTCGAAGAACTCCAGGTACGACTTGAAAAGATAGCTCACGTCTTAGACAAGCACGCCGACCCCTCCCTTTCTGGCCCAACATCTGCCCTGACTTATGACGAAGAAACTGGCGAGTGGTTCTTAAAGATGGGTGATTATTATCACCGCAACAGCAAGGAAGACCCCGCAGTCGAATACGTCACTTGGGACGGTAAACTTGAAAGCTCATTCCAAGAAATCGAATTGCTATTAGACCTTATCGCGGTATTATCCGAGATGGGTTCAGCGATATTTGACCGTGACAGTCTCAAAGGCTCTGGGTTATCTGGTCGGGCTTTACGGCTTCTTTACGTGAACCCGCTAACAAAAGTCCGGCGCATCCGTAACCGCTTTGATAGGTCATTCAAAGAGGCAATCGCCCTATGCTCGGAAGTAGGATACGAAGGGAAATCAGTAGAGAAAAAAGATATTTCTATCAAGTGGAATGACGGTCTCCCGAATGACAAAAAAGAAGATGCAGAAATCGGCGTTATCCGTACAGGTGGCAAGGCTACAGATACGATTGTCGCTCAGATCATGGAACAGGACGGATTGACCAAAGAAGATGCAGAGGCAAAATACGCCGAGATAGTTAAGGAAACAAACGCCCGATTGTTATCAGAAGAACCTGAACCCAACTTCTTTGAAGATGAAGAGGATGAGGGCGAGGGCGAAGAAATCTAATGCTAACAGCAAGCCAGATAGACAAAATCCCGAATGATTTTCTTGACCTTTGGGAAGTGTTTCAGCAAGAGACATTGAACGATATAGCTAGGCGCGTTGGCAACGTGAATTATGCAAGTGCATCCTGGCAAGTTCAAAGGTTAATTCAATCTGGCTTAGTTTACGAAGAGACAATAGAAAGGCTCGCCATAATCACAGGGCAAAGTGAGAAAGTTCTTAGGGACACATTCGAAAAAGCGGGGGTAACAGCTTTGCGATTTGACGATGCCATATACAAGGAAGCTGGGCTTACTCCCCCGCCGCTCTCCGCTTCTCCATCGGTTATAGAGGCAATCACGGCGGGATATATAAAGACGAACGGAATACTTACGAACCTTACCCGAACAACTGCGAACGCCTCTCAACGTCTTTTTATAGAAGCCGCTGATATTGCTTATCTTCACGTATCAACAGGCACGCTCGGTTATGACCAAGCGATACGCAGAGCAATTGACAAAGTAGGCAAAAGCGGTCTATCTGTCACTTATCCATCGGGGCATGTTGACAAGTTGGACGTAGCAATGAGAAGGGCGGTATTGACAGGCGTTAATCAAACGGTCGGGGTTATGCAAAATGCACGTGCCGACCAAGTAGGGAGCGATCTTGTAGAAGTGTCTGCCCATATTGGAGCAAGGCCTGAGCACGCAGAATGGCAAGGTAAGATTTACTCACGAACTGGTACTAAATATCCTGACTTCGTGGAAAGCACGGGCTACGGAACAATGCTCGGTCTTAGCGGAGTCAACTGCCGCCATTCTTGGTTCCCGTTCTTCGCTGGCATTAGCGATAAAGTCTATAAGCAGGCGGAACTAAACGACATCGCTAATAAATCAGTAACCTATAACGGGCAAGAAATGACCATATACGAAGCATCTCAAGAGCAACGCAGAATTGAGCGCAAAATCAGGGAGTGGAAGAGACGAATGGAAGCGCAACGGGCGGATGGCTTTGATGGCGCACAGGAATACGCTAAGGTCAGAGAGTGGCAAGCAAGAGCAAGGGACCTGATAAGACAAACGGGGCTTCCGCGCCAATATATACGGGAGAAGGTATAGCATGAGCGATGAAGAAGTAATAGAAATTATAAAAAGGCTTGACGCTCTCGAAGCCACATCTACCCCGTTTTTGATAATTAAGTTTCTAAAACTACTATATTCACTTTGTAGACAATATTCATCCTGGTATGAAAAAGAAATAAAGGGGACTTTGTGAAAATGTAAAAATATGCTACAATGGCAACACAGCACAACGCCTTTGGGCGGGGTGCAGCTAACCAAGTAGGGCATTATGCCACGCTTTTTGACAGAAGATCGTCAGAGCGTGGTTTTTTTGTTACCCCACCTTGAAGGGATATAAACTCAAGGAAAAATCAAGTCGGAGTAGACCGACATATAAACTAAATCTAATGGAGCTATAGAATGAAATTCTTGAAAGAACACTTAAGCGAAGACCTTTTCGCGCAGCTACAAGAGGCCTTGAAAGATAATAAGGATGTAAAACTTGCCAACCTTTCATCTGGCGACTATGTAGCAAAAGCGAAATTCGATACAAAGCTGGATGAGATATCAACTCTGAAAGAACAACTCGAAGGTCGCAATAATGATGTAACCGCTCTCCAGGAACAACTGAAAGGCGTAGAAGGTGTGGACGATCTGAAAGGAAAACTTTCAGAACTCCAAACAAAATACGATGGAGATATGGCAAGTCATCAAGAAAAGATTGTCTTGGCAAACGCCTCGCTTAAGGTCATGGAGATGGGAGCAAAAAACGCAGCAAGCGTTCTGGCTCACGTTGATATGAGTAAGGTAAAACTTGGAGAAGACGATACTCTCCAGGGATTATCAGAACAGGTGACACCATTACAGGAGAGTATGGACTTCCTGTTTGGAGAGCCTAAAAAAGTTTATAAAAGCACACCGCCAAGCCCTCCCCCACCACCTGACGATAATCGCTCAGACTGGGAGAAGAAATTCAAAGATGCAAAAGATATAAGCCCTGTAGAGGCTATCAAAGTGAAACAAGCTGCATTTGCGGAGGGCATAATTCTAAATTAATGAGGTAATTAATAATGGCACAGATATCAGGACAAGGCACTATTTGGAATTTGCCTAACTATTTTGCTGAACTATTCACAGCAGATGTACGTCGTTTCCCCTTCCTAAGCATGATCGGAGGTCTCACAGGAGGCAAACAAACTGGCAATTTTGAGTTTGCGTGCTCCAGCGAATATGACTTCCCTGCCGCTGCTCAACCAGCGTTAACCGAAACTGCTTCACTAACCGCACCCACCGCAACCGAAGCCGTCCGCGCACAAGTCAAAAACGTAACGCAGATTTTCCAGCAAGCGGTTAACCTGAGTTATGTGAAACTCTCTAACCAGGGTCGCTTGTCTGGGATCAACTCACAGGGGGAAGAAAATAACGTAGAGGACGAAAACGCTTTTCAGATCAATTACAATTTACAGATCATTGCTCGCAATATCGAGTATGTGAACTTTAACGGGGCATATCAGATTGCAACCTCCGCAGCGGTAGCCAACAAGTCTCGCGGTATGTTTGCTGCTTGCGCTCTTTCTGGTGGTTCTGTAGTCGCAGCCGCAGGGGCAACTCTCAGCAAGGCACTTATGGACGAACTTCTCCGCACCATGTTTGACGCTGGCTCTGAATTCATTATGCCTGTGATTTGGGCGAATGGATTTCAGAAGCAAAAACTATCCGACATTTACGGTTATGCCCCAACTGACCGCACTATCGGCGGCGTAAACATCAAGCAAATTGAAACAGACTTTGGTGTTCTTGGCGTAGCAGACGCACATCGCTTTGTGCCAGCCGCTAGCTTGCTCGTAGCTGACATGGCCGTCATTGCTCCTGTTACCCAGCCCGTACCGAAGAAAGGCAATTTCTTCCTCGAGGAACTTTCAAAAACTGGTGCATCTGAGAATAGCCAGTTATTCGGTCAATATGGCCTCGATCACGGCCCAGCTTTTGCGCATGGCGCGATTACTGGTCTTGCTACTTCTTAGGAGGCTTAATCATGGGTATTGAATTCACCCAAAAGCTCGAAGAAGCCATCGGCGTACAGCCCGAAGTAAAAGACCTGTTTGAACTTCTCGAAGCACGCCTAAGCGAAGCGATGGCTGGAGATATGGTTCTTGACATCTCTCCAGAAACCGTTGCCCCTGAACCCACCTCGGCAGCATGGACGCGGAACGTAGTTCTTACCGTGAAAAACGCTGCTGGAGATGTCCACGATTGGCTAAATGCAGCCATTACTACCCGCCTTTCGATTGCGGATACTTCCACCGCTGGAACAGCATCGATTGTTTCAACTACCTTGACTTTGGTCAAGGGAACAGCAACT